AGTTGCTCTGCGACCGCCTCGGCATCGACCTAATGGCGCACATCGACCTCAAGCTAAAGTACAACGAAACACGCCCTGCGAAGCACGGGAAGAAATACTAAGGAACTATGACTACTCAAGAAATAGTAAGCTGCCTTATGATCGTAGTGGTACTCTTCGTATCGTACTTCATCGGGTGGGTGCGAGGAGTTAAATACGGCTTTGGAGTTCGCGGCTTCGCTAACAGCATCGTTACCAGGCTGACGAACATAAAGGTCACTCACACTCAGAGCGCAGACGAAAATCAACAACGACTATGACAACGGACAACATAATCGACCTTCTCATCATCGCCTGCGGTGGGCTATTTGTGTGGGCACTCGCAGCGACGCTCACGCTGTGGAGCGAGCGAAAGGAGCTGACGAAGCTCCACAAATCCAAGGAGGAGCTACGGGAGAGCATGAGCAACACCAACTACGACCTCCACCAAGGCATAGAGCGACTAAAGCGTGAGAAGCACGCCCAGCGCAAGAAGCTCACGGCCGAGATACACGCCCTCCGTGCCCAGCTCCACCAGCTCCGAAAGGAGCGCAATACGCAAAGCAATGGATAAGATAAGCACATATTTCATCTCTTTTTTCGTCGGCTACGTGACTGTCTTCTTTGTCGTTGTTATTCCTCTGGTCGTGTATTACGTGTACACGGTTAGGGTTTACTACGACAAGAAAGAAGATCGGCTGATGGACGAGCTTTCCAAAGAGCTAATCGCACGAAGGGACGCGGAGCGAGAGGCGAGGGGCCAACGCGCGGAGATAGAACGGCTGACCAAGAAGGTAGCCACCCTCGAGGGGGAGCTGTCCGACCTCCGTGAAAATTCATCTAAACACAACTAACATAACTAACCACGAGTGCGCCACGTTGGCGGCTTGCCGCACGCGAACCTTCCGCGCCTCGAACGGCGGGGCGCACTCTAACCAAGCAACGACATGAAGAGGCAATACCCACTAAAGAGAGGCCCTAAAGGATGCTCCCTTTGGTACTACAGGGGCTATGTTATAAAGGGCTTCCGTCACTGCCGAGGGCAAGGATTCACCGAGAACCCAAATATGACCCCCTATGATATATATAAGTCGCAAGAGGACTATGATAAAGGCAACGTTGACGACATGGCTTCAGGTCTTAAACAAGCGATCTGCATCGTCGACAAGGCCATAGAGAAGGAGCAAGAACGAGCAAAGACAATAGGCATCACGATATAATACAACGAACTATGACACGCGAAGAACTACTGAAACACCTCCGACCGCTCGAGTGGAGGAAGCTGTCGGGCATACTTAGAACGACCTACAAAGCAGACCAATTCATAGACGGGGAGGCGTTCATCAGCGAGGTGTACCCGAAGTGGACTACCTCGTTTGACAACGTGGAGTACAACACTTTGGCGGAGGCTAAGCAAGCCGCCGAGGAGTACCTCAAGGAGAAGATACTATCACACTTTAACATCGAGGATCAATGACACGCGAAGAAGTAAAAGCCCAGCTGGCTAAACGCCCGCTGGAGTGGAAGGAAGACGATGGCAGGCCTGTCTACGGCTTACACTCAAGAGTGACGCTGATAGATGGTGAAGATGGAGACGAAGATGCGTACGACGCACTCCGCATAGACTTCCAGATAGACGTAAACAAGGCGAATAGCTCCTGTAGCGTCGACGTTAGCGCACACGGGAGGTGGGAGTTTGGGAGTTACGAACTTGCTAGATCCACAGGCTATATCATCCCACTCGAGGTACTCAAGGGAAAAGCCGAGGAATGCCGACTATCTATGGCCTGCCGACTGCTCGGCATTAATGACTAAGAGCAACAGATATGACACAAGAGCAATTAGAACGTGAGCTCCTCCCGCTCAAATGGAGAGACGCCAACCGAGGTGGCGTGATAGTCACACGCACGGATATAGGCATCGACTTCTACATTCAGCACCTCGATGGCGTAGGCTTCTTAGTCTACGGAATTGGGGAGTATCGGGACTTCGATGTTATCCCAATCAAGAAGGACTCTATTGAGGAGGCGAAGGGCTACGTGTGGGAGATATACGTATCAAACGTCCTTGAGATGTTCTACACGTCCGAGCAACATGGGAAGCAATAGGTTAACGAAAAGCCCATTTGCTTAACATATCCACACCAATAGGTTAACGAAAACGCAAATACTTAACAGATGGAACAGATATCGCTCGTACGGGCTTCGTACACCGACCGAAACGACAAGATGGTCACCGAGATCTACCTTGTATGTGGCAATGGATGTGCGCAGGAAGTGAAAGAGCGTGTGACAAGCTACCTCAGCCTACTATCAAAAGGAGAGGTAGTGGCGGAGCACATAAGGGACATCTACGCATATTTAGACGAGAGTGTCACAACTGCTGACGCAGGTGACAAACACTTCATCGTGGGGCTTGCTGATGCAATTAAGGGCAAGCGTATTGCATCGCAAGACGGAGGCTATGTAGAGGCCACCAGAGCGATCGTTCGGGCTCACAACGCTATTGAGGCTTGCAATAAAGTTGGAGATGATTGGCAGGTGCCCGTCTCCGTCACCCGCCTTCCATACATAGCAGATATAATCAGATAGTACAGACATGGAGCAGAAACACCCACGCATAAAATGGACGACGCTCCCCAGGGGCTTACAGATCGGCATAGATGAAGCTACTGGGGCTATTTTCTCGATGAGGGGTACACGCCTCTCTATCGACTTCCACAGAGTATTCTCCGATAAGTACGGCAAGGCGGTAGCCGAGGCGTTCCTCGATGCACTACACGCCAAGCCAAAAGAGTAACTAACACCTAACTACACAGCCTATGCGAAAAGCTACCACCTCCAAGAAGCGGGGGCAACTGAAGCCCGACCCGTACGATATGTTCATATTCCTTCTCCGAAGCTACCTCAAGACAGAGTGCGTCCGAGAGCTTCGGTTTCATCCCGTGAGGAGGTGGCGCTTTGACTACGCCATCCCCTCTCATAAGATAGCCATCGAGGTAGAGGGTGGCGTGTGGACGCAGGGACGACATACCCGCCCCAAGGGATTCTTAGGGGACATGGAGAAGTACAACACCGCAACCGCTCTCGGCTGGCGAGTCCTCCGTGTCACGCCCGAGACCCTCACCACTGGGGCTACACTCGACCTCATCAAGCAGACCATCAGAACAACTCAGCAGACAAGCGAATGAATACCACCGAGAAGCTCACATTGTCGGAAGCGGTCAAGAGGGCATACTCCACCCTCCCCGACTACATGAACAAGTACCTCGCCCGTGACCTCGTCATCACGGGGGTGATACTGCACACGCACCCTGAGTGCATAGAGAAGCGAGAGCGACTGCCCCGCCACTTCGCAACGGCTCTATCCCGAGAGCTGCGGATGAACCGCAGTCAGCTCTCACGCTCTATACCTGCGCTCATCGTGCGCTACAACACCTGCCCCGAAGATAAGAGGGCGGTGGTGGGTATTCTTGGCGCACTGAGTGAGGGGGACGCACCGCCTTAGTGCGCTTTCACTTAAATAGTGCAAAGAGAGAAAATAATAAGCAAAACACACTCCACGAACAACAACTAAACACGCATATATACACAGATATATAAGGGCTAAAAATTATTTCACTGAAAATTTGGCAGCGTGAAAAAGTTGTCTTACCTTTGTAGTATGAGAGAGCAAGAGATGCAATCCACACGTAACGTAAAAGACAAAAGACAATGGACGCTAAGAAGACCTACTACTACAATGTAAAGGGCGGTGTAACGCCAGCAGACCACGACATTAAGCACGCCGTCAATTGGTGTGATGGTGATAGCTTTGGCTACGACATCGCAAGCGCGCGCCTCGAAATCAGCAACCCCAAGGCTTACGACGACTACCTCACCGATATCAGCGGTCACTACGTAGAGGGCGTGGCAGACATCCACGAGGCACACGACTATCTGATAGACCTTGTCCAGGCTATGCTCGCAGAGCTTATGGCTAAGAGCTACGGACCAGCTATTGACCTCGGGGTGATGAGTGCAACTATCGATGAGCGCTATGCAGATGGCACGCTGGTCGTCTACTCAGCATACTACTACGTCAGCGACAAGGACATCAGCGTGCATATAGATACCTACGGGCGAGCTAAGGGCAATGTGGTGAGTGAAGAAGCCCTGCGGCAGATGGTTTGCGTCACGCCACCAGTGGTCGAAAACTAACATCACGAGGGGGCGGGCAATCCTGCCCCCTTCGTCGTTTCAAAGAAAATAGTAACATATTGGATTTTAGGCATAAACCCAATTTCTCATTAACTAACTTTACAACATACAAAGCAAGATTATGAACTACTCAGAACGCATGCAAGCCTACATGGCTGAAAACGGCATTGACGCTAAGAGCGTCGTCTACCTCACCATCGCACGTGAGCCTCTCGAGCGCATCATCTCGGGCGACAAGACGGTAGAGTTCAGAAGCCTCTCAGACCACTCCCTCAAGAAGTTCTTCAACATAGAGGGCGACGCTGTGGTAGACGTGAAGCCCTTTACGCACGTCCTCTTTCAAGGGGGATACTCAGCCACCTCTCCCCGTGCGCTGGTAGAGTTTGCAGGCGCAGGCACGAAAGAAGCCGATCAGAAGAGCCCTCTCACCGAGAGAGGCAAGAGAGTCTATGCAGAGGCAGAGAGAGAGGGCTTCACAGAGGACGATGAGTGGCTGGGCATAGAGCTTGGCAAGGTGTGCGTCGTTGAAAACTTCTAAGGCACTAACCGCAGCGCATAGCCACAATGGCTGTGCGTATCATCATAACCAACTTAACTACTTACATTATGGCAAAAGGCGATAACATCAGACGTTACAACAACGTGCGCTCGGGTGTGTCTGCTGAGAACCGAGCTGTGAAGAACCGCCCAGGTGGGTGGTCAGCTGGCGAAGCACGACGCACGCACAGACGAGCCAACGCACGTGCCGTTAGAGCCCTCAGAGCATCAGCGTACTAACCATGCGCCTCGCTATTGAGTGCATACGACAGATAGCGTCCAAGTCGGACAAGGTGATACTATTCCACTCGGCAACGGGTAAGGATAGTATCGCCTTGCTCGATTTATGCTACCCCTACTTCAAAGAGATCGTGTGCGTCTACATGTACATGGTCGAGGGCTTAGAGCATATAGACAAGTACATCATCTGGGCTAAGCAGAAGTACCCCAAGGCTCGCTTTATCTCAGTACCGCACTACGCACTCACGCAGTACATCAAGGACGGGGCGTTCGGCTGTGAGCAAGACCCCAAGCAGCGCATCAAGACGCTAAGCGACATCACCGAAGAGGTGCGAGCTATGACGGGCATAGAGTGGGCTATCTACGGCTTCAAGCAGACTGACAGCCTCAATAGGCGCATCATGCTACGCACCTACGAGGGTCAGATGATCAACGAGGCGACCCGCAAAGCCTACCCCCTCTCACTCTACAAGAACAAGGACGTAGAGGCGTACATCAAGTACAAGAGACTCATCCCCTCGCTCAAGTACGGCAACGGGCAGAGCCAAGGTACGGACGTATCGAACATCCCGTTCCTTCTGTTCTGCCGAGACAAGTACCCGCAAGACCTCGAGCGAGTGATAGCACGCTTCCCCGAAGTAGAGAAGATACTATTCGACTACCTTAACTACGACCCCAAGTATGACCAAGGCGATTAAGCAAGCCCCAGCCCGTGAGGTGATGCGCTCAGAGATACACTTCGCCTCCTACAACCCCCGTAAGCTCACAGAGGATGCACGCAAGCGCCTCAAGGCAAACCTCAAGCGAGTAGGATTAGCAGGGGGCATCGTGTGGAACGAAGAGACGGGCAACCTCGTGTCAGGGCATCAGCGCCTCTCTATCCTTGACGAGATACAGCGTTACGACCCCGAGACGAACGAGAACGACTACCCCATCAGAGTAGAGGTACTGCACCTCACAGACAAAGAAGAGAAGGAGCAGAACATCTTCATGAACTCTACCACCGCCCAAGGTGAGTTCGATAGTGACCGACTCGCAAAGATGCTACCAGAGATAGACATAGACCTCGCAGGTCTCGACAGCTCGGACATAAGCATTCTAATGGCTGAGACATCAGCATTTGACATCACAGACTACCACCAAGCCTCAACGCAAGGCTTCACAAGCGTAGCAACGCCCCTCTCAGACGAAGAGAGACAAGCACGCAAGGAACACGTCAAAGAGGTGAGAGCGCAGACGGCAGGTAAGATGGAAGGCGAGTACTACGAGGGAGAAGCCTACGTGACACTCTCCTTTCAGAGCTACGCCAATAAGCTCTACTTTATGGAGATGCTCCAGCACGCCCTACCCGACCAAGGTATCAACCCCTCGGACAAGTACCTCAAGGGCGAGGCGGTACACGAACTAATAGCAGGATAGGGATATGGCTAAGAAGGAAACGAAGAAGGAGGAGGCAAAGACGAACACTCGCACACGCCCGAAGAGGGCAGGACGACAGATGCCCAACATGCCTCCCATTGACGCTATCCGCCAGCTCGCAAAGACCACGTTCGGCAATAAGAGCAAGGTAGCCGAGGCGTTGGGCGTAACACGCTACCGCCTCCTCATGTGGGAGAAGGAGAACCCCGAGATAGGCGAAATCTTCCGTGAGCAGTGGGAAAAGCGCCTTGACGTGTATCTGGATACTGCTCATCTCCTCGCTGTGGGACAGATGGAGAAGGACGAGAACGGAAGAATGGTGTACGTTGTCCCTCCCGACCCCAATATGGTGCGCTTTATGATCGAGAAGTACGGGAAGCAAGCAGGCTTCGGGCAGGAGGTGTCTGTAAACGTCAGCGGAGAGATGAAGGTGGGCGTGCCTATCTCTAAGTGGTTAGCAGATAATACCGAGTAGGCATGGCCGTAGAGAGGGAGACCAATACCCCCGTACACTCCGTCTACCACCCGCTCTACAAGAATAAGGATAAGTTCATTGTGCTTATCACGGGTGGGCGTGGCTCGGGGAAGAGCTTCGAGGTGGCTCGCTTCCTCGAGCGTCTCACGTTTGAGAAGGGGCGCAAGATACTCTTCACCCGCTACACGCTGGTATCAGCGAGCAAGTCCATTATCCCCGAGGTGGAGGACAAGATAGAGCGAGACGGCACGCAGGAGTACTTCAAGGTGACGAAAGACCGCATCATCAATAAGTACACGGGCAGCGAGATTATGTTTATGGGTATCCTCGCCTCCTCGGGCAATCAGACGGCAAAGCTCAAGAGTATTCAAGGCGTATCGGTGTTCGTCTGTGACGAGGCGGAGGAATGGCGCAGTGAAGAGGACTACGATAAGATGGTGCTCTCCATTCGTACTAAGGGGGTGCAGAATATGGTCATCGTAGTGATGAACCCAGCCAGCACCTCCCACTTCGTATATCAGAAGTACATCAAGGATACGCACCGCATAGAGGTGATAGATGGAGTGCCCGTGCAGATAAGCACGCACCCCAACGTACTGCACATCCATACGACCTACCTTGACAACTTAGAATACCTCTCTCGTGAGTTCGTGAGTGAGATTGAGGACATCAAGGCGAACAACCCCGAGAAGTACCAACGTATCGTTATCGGGAAGTGGTCAGAGATGAACGAGGGGGCTATCTTCAAGAAGTACTCCGTGGTGGACTCTATGCCCCACTTCGTACAGCGTTGCGGGCTGGGGCTGGACTTCGGATATACCAACGACCCCACCGCTGGCATCTTCTGTGGCGTGTATGGCAATACGCTCTACCTTGACGAGATATGCTACAACACCCACATGGGGAGCGGTGACATCATCAAAGCCCTACGGCAGTACTCCAGCTTTGACATCACGGCAGACTCTGCCGACCCCCGCCTCATAGACGAGCTGAGGGCAGGTGGCTTGCGTATTTCTCCCGTGGTCAAGGGGGCGGGCAGTGTCATTGCTGGTATCAACAAGATGCTGGAGATGGACATCTGCATCACCGCACGGAGCAAGAACCTGCAATACGAGCTTGACAACTACTGCTGGGCTAAAGACAAGGACGGGCAGTATATGAACGAGCCGATAGACGCTAACAACCACCTCATAGACGCTACCCGCTACTACATACTACGCAACATCCTCGGCTGGTCGGGCACGCAGAGACGAAGCTACGAGGGCATATTTTAGACTATATGGAACAGACAGACAAGACGCTGGAGGCGAAGCTCTCCGCTATCCCTAAGGTGCGAGCCAAGTACAAGGAGGAGCGCATAGCCATACTCCGAGAGCAGTGGGAGTACTCCCGCCACGAGGTGATGAGTGAGGCACACCGCCCCGACGATAGGGTGATGGTCAAGGACGAAGAGGTAGATGTCAACGGCAGACGCACGGGAGCGGTGTACGAAACGAAGAAGGTAAACCGCATCTCCTCCCCGCTGGAGCAACTCATCGTAGAGATACACACCGCCTTTGCCGTGGGGCTACCCCCCGACCTGCAAGCCGTAGCCAAGACGAAGGAGCAGGAGTATATGCTTGACCTCATCCGTGAGACGGAGACGAAGAACAAGATACGCTTCATCAACCAACGTGCCGTGCGTGCCGTCCTCTCCGAGACGATTGTAGCCGAGTATTGGTGGGCGGTCAAAGACCCCGAGTTCTACGAGGATAAGGACTACGCCCGTGGGGCAGATACACGCCTCCGCTGTGAGCTGTGGTCACCCTTCAATGGGGATAGGATAGTGCCTATCAAGGACACATATGGCGACCTCGTCTCCTTCTACCGCTTCTACTCGGTCAAGGTGGACGACAAGGAGGTAGAGAAGCTGATGGAGATTGACGCTACCCACGTCTACACCTACGAGAATGTGAAGGGCAAGGGCTGGACGCTCATCTCGCAAGAGCTCCACGGCTTCGACAAGATGCCCGTTATCTACATGGAGATGAAGCACGCCCTCTGTGACCGCATACAGAGCAAGCGTAAGCGCATCGAGGAGCTGGAGAGCAACTACGCAGACTGCATCAACGATAACTTCTTCCCCAAGGTGCTGGTGCGTGGCGATGTGTCGGGTGTACAGAAATCGGGCAAGACGCAGACTATTCAGATGACGGGGAATGAAGCGGACGTGCGTTACCTCACGTGGGATCAGTCCACCAGCGCAGCGGAGGGCGAGCTTGCCCGACTCGTGGACGACTGCTTCACGATGACGATGACGCCACGCATCAACCCAAAAGACCTCCAAGGGCTGGGGACAGCACTCTCGGGTGTCGCCTTCAAGTATGTGTTCATGGGGGCGCACATTGCCGTCCGTAAGCACGAGGAGGTTATCGGTGAGTACCTCGCACGCAGGTATAGCTTCCTCAAGCACGCTATCTCCCTGCAAGTGCCAGCGGTGAGGGCTGGCAGGTCGCTCCGCCTTGATCCCGTCCTCGTACCCTTCACCATTGAGGCAAGCACCGAAGAGGTGAGCAAGGAGAGCGAGGATGGCAAGCCCAGTGAGGGCAAAACCACCCCCACCAAGACCGAGGAAAAGGAATAGCAACCAACCCCTAACAGCGATAGCCCCGTGGAGTACCCTCTCTGCGGGGCTTTTTTATATCCAAAAGCACAGAAATAGAGGAAATTAGTAACATATCTCTATTTCTACCTAAACCCAATATAAAGCTATATATATTTGCATATATCTGATAGCTTAACGATATGAAAACTAAAATCTTACAACAGCTCAAACAGAGATATTCCAATCTCGGGGTGAGTGAAAAGGCGTTTGATGGGGTAGCCGACTTCTTGTCAAAAACCATCACCGAGGAAGAACGTATCGCAGAGTCAGTGGCAGGTGCAGAGTCTTTCCTGAAGGCATATCAGTCTGACGTGGACAAGGAGCGCACGAGCGCTTCCACCCTCCGCAAGGAGCTTGAAGCCCTCAAGAAGGAGACCCAGCCCAAGCCCACCGACCCTAAGCCAAACGACAATCAGGGGAACGAACCCACCGAGCGAGAGAAGCAGATGATGCAACAGCTGGAAGCCCAGCAGAAGCAGATCGAACTCATCCTCGGTCAACGCTCCCACGAGGGTAAGCTGGCGCAGATCACCGCCCTCCTCGGAGAAAAGAAAATCCCCGAGTCCTTCTACACCATGGCTCTAAGCGGGCGCACCTTCGGAGAAGATACGAACGTAGGCGAGCTGGTAGCTAACATCGAGCAGGGCTACACGAAGTTCCAAGACGAGAGCGCCAATAATCGCTTCGGAGGCGCAGGAAAGCCCGAAGCAGGCGAGCCGTCCAACGACGACGTGATGGCTTCTATCGTGAAGCAGGTGAACGAAGGTACGGAGGCAATCCTTAACGAGAAGAAGTAAAAGAACATGGCAAAAATCAAGTATGACGAAAACGCGTACATGCCCGTCAACGAGCTGTACCGTGTAGAGACGGGCTACCGCCTCTCGGGTGGTTTCAACCTCGACGTCACGGGTCTAACGGCTGGATCCGTAGTCCCCCCCCTTGCGCCTATCTCTGTCGACAAGGTCACCCGCAAGGCTACCCTGCTCAAGCGTGTGCGTGTCGTAGAGACTGGTTCGGGGAAGAAGGTCAAGGTCTCCAAGTACGCTAACCTTGCGAGCGGTATGTTCCTCTCCAATGGAACGGCAACTCTCACCATCGACAGCGTAGACACCTCCGACAAGGAGTATGACACTATCACGGCTAAGGCTGATGCGTCGGCATTCACCAAGGGTGCAGTCCTCTTTGAGGCTGCCGCAGCTACGGGGAACACCGCCAAGGGCACTGCCGACTACCTCACCTACGCACCCGTCAAGGTGGAAGAAGGGGCTACCCTCACCGCCCTTGGTCGTGCCTTTGAGGTAGATACGGACAAGCTCTATATCCCAGTCACGGAGGAGGACAAGAAGGCGCTCACCGCCCGCTTCCTCTTCGTCTAAGCCAACCAACTAACCAAAACCGACAGATATGGAATTGACTATTGATAGCATTCTCGGTCACGCTGGCTTTATCAAGGCCGTGGCAGACCGAGCGCTGGCTACGGAGCGTAGCAAAATCATCCTCGGAAACTACATGGGCTTCGAGGCTACTCCCACCCGTCTGTTTAAGTCCATCTACGGGACGACCTCAGCAGTGCGCATGGGTTCGGTCATTGACCGCAACGCAGGTAAGGTTCTCCGTGGACGTGCGCCTATGGGTGACGCTACCCTCGAGGTAGCAGACATGGGCGACCGCTTCCAGATGGATAACGACCGCTTGGAGAAGCTCAAGTTCATCCTCGACCGAGTGAATGCTGGTCAGCTGGGGCAGGACGCTGTGGTAGACACGCTCACGGACGACTTCCGTGAACTCTCTGTTGCGCCCTACAAGCGCATGGAGAAGGTGCTGTTTGACCTTCTGTTCAACGGGAAGGCTGAGGTGACTATCGGAGACAACCCCAAGGGCGTGTCTATCCTCGATATGAACCTCCCCATCCTCACGGCAGAAGCCAAGGCGAGCGATAAGGACAACCTCGTGGAGTTCCTCGTGAACCTTCGCAACAAGTACAGCTACCTCACCTTCGGTACGATGGTGATGTCGCAGGCAACCTTCTTCAAGTACTTCGCCAAGAGCAAGGAGCTGATGGGCAAGTACAAGATGTCGCTGGGCGGTGCAGAGGTCTCCGTGGCTGGTATCATCCCCCTCGAGGCGGTGAATGCCATTATGACCTCGCTGGGTCTGCCCGCTATCCGTGTCGTGAACAATATCGTGACCGACCTTAGCGGTGCTACGTCTCCCCTCTGCCCAGACGACAAGATTGTCTTCCTGCCCGAGGGTGAGATTGGTAAGGTGCGTCACTTCCGCCCCTATGAGCTGAATGACCCCGTACCCAACAAGGTGTACAACACGCTGGTGGGTGACCACATGATCTCCACGCAGCGCACGGATGAAGGTCGTTTCATCGAGTACGCTTGTGCGTGGATCCCCGAGGTGCGTCTGCCTAAGCATATCCTCTCAGTAGACCTCAAGGCTATTAAGTCGTAGACGATATGACCCCGCAGGAGTATATCCAAGAAAAGTACCGAGCTATGGGGGTAAGCCTCTCCGATGGCTATGTGTCCTCTCTACTTGTCGGCAAGGGTATATCCCCGAGCGACGATACCTGCTTCTCTGAGGCGGGAGGCGTAGAGCGTGTACACAGAGCCTTCGTAGAGAGCCTGCCCGAGTTCCTTCTGATGCCAAGCTCCGTGAGTGAGCTGGGGGTGTCTATCTCTCGTGCATCGAAGGACGACATAGCTAAGTACTACCGCCTTGAGTGCCGACGCCTCGGGCTTCCCGATATGCTCTCCGAGCCTCCAAGAGTGCGCTTTCTATGATTTACGAGAACGGATATATACAAGCGATAGAGACCGAGCACGGTAGCTTTGACGACAAGGGGAGACCCGTGTTTTCGGACGCTGTCGAGTGCGAGCTTATCCCTTGTATGTTCCGCTCCTCGGTCAATGACAAGCGAGGGACGTACAAGGATGGCGGGTATTCCCGCTACGCCTACGAGGTACACCTTGAACCTGTATCTGTGACTGCAAAGCGTGCAAAGCTATACCGAGAGGATGGAAGTCTTATCGGTGAGTTCACGATACAGAGCTGGGAGTATGCTCGTATCCTCAACTTCACTCAGATCATCTTAGGCTGATGGAGTTGCGGGAGTTCCTCGCTGAGGTGCGCAATGAGGTTATCACCGAGATCATCGATGACGTGCGCTTCATCGCTAAGGGGTGCTATGAGGAGGCTATCCGACGCAAGCAGTATGCGGATAAGTCGGGCGCTCTCTCAGCCTCCATAGGATGGGCGGTGAGCTACGATGGCAAGGTGGTGCATTCGGGCGGGTTTACGGGAAACGGAAGGAAAGCAAGCGCAGGGCAGTCCGCAGGTCGTGAGGCGGTGCAGGAGCTGGCAAGGGGGAGCAAGGGCATACGCCTTATCCTCGTCGCTGGGGCTCCCTATGCAACGAAGGTTGAAGCAAGAGGCTTTGACGTGACGACCTCGGGCGAACTCTTAGCGGAGGAGATGGTGCAATGGTGGCTGAATAATGCGTAAGACGGGATTAGCGATAGAGGAGTATATCCACGGGCTTCTCAAGGGGCAAGTAGTGGTTAGTGGTGGTGTGTACAGAAATGGCACACGACCCTTTGATAGCAACGTGGAGGATGTCGTAGTGTCCTTCCTCACGGGGAGGGATAGCTTAGACGGCTTCTCACAGAGCGGTGTCGTCAATGTGAACGCCTATGTTCCTATGCGCAATTTCGGGGGGCCCTTATTAGTCAAGGACGTCAAAAGGTGCGAAGAGCTGGAGGAAGCTATCTCACAGCTCGTAGATGCACACCGTACGGGGGACTTTCTCCTTGTTCTTGACGGGACTCCCACCACCTTCTCCGAAGAGAGCTTTAGCGTGGTGAACGTGAGAGTCAAATACAAGTATAACAAACTAACAGAGTAACAGATATGCCATATCAGGAAACTAATAACACCGCTTGGGGCAAGGTAGAAGTCCAGGTGGGTGCCGTGAACACCACGGACGGGAGCAAGATGCCCACCTCAGGGATGAGCATCATCGGCTTCGTCAAGGAGGGTTCGCTGAGCATCGAGCAGGAGGAAGGCGACAAGAAGGAGTGGAAGGCTGTAGGCGGTGAGGTCGTAGACAGCATCGCGTCTGCATCCGCCCTCCGCATCAAGTTCCACGTGAAGAACCTCAACAAGAGCGTGATGGAGAAGGTGTTCAATGTCACAGAGAGCACCAACACGCTCGAGGTGAATAGCCTCGTCTCTACGAAGGAGTTTGCGCTGGCCATCATCCCTGAGACGCAGGGTGCTGAGGTCTTCAAAGCTCCCCGTGTCAAGCTGACGGGCGTTATCGCTCTCAGTGAGGACGCAGGCTACGGGATTGACATCACGGCTACTATCCTCAAGGCGAAGGTGAACAGCCCCCTCTTCTATCTTGAAAAGAAGGCTTAGTGATGAAGCTCCCTTTCTTCAAGAAGAAGGCAGAACAGATGGTATCGGATACGCTCCTCTCGGGGGGCGTGTCCGTGTCCATCGGCTCTACCGAGTACAAGGTTTACCCCCCTACCCTCGCAACGTGGGTAGAGGTGTCGGCTCTCATCGCACAGGTCACGGACGTAGAGGAGCGTGAGATGACGCTCTATGACCTCATCGCCCTTGGCAGTGACGCAGAGACCTACGCACATATCCTCGCTGCGTTCATCACGGGCGTGAAGCGAGACAACGAAGCGGAGCGACGCAAGACGGCTGAAACGCTCCTCTATACCGCCACTATCCCCGACCTCGCCACGGCTCTGTTCAACGTGCTGGAGAGTGCGAACATCGGGGAGCTTTTTATGCTTACCACTTCCCTCAAGAGGACAGCGATAACGAAGCCAACGAAGGAGGTGGGGAGCGAAACGACAGCCCTTGGGCACGAATAGGCAGTTTCGCAAAGTACTATCATCTGAGCTTTGATTACGTCCTCTACGAGCTCAGCTATACGAATTTCCTCCTCTACTCTAAGGCTATCCCCAGCTACAAGCCCAAGGACGAGGGGAAGAAAAAGACGACGAGCCGTGGCATGTCCTTCGGGGACTTCACCTCGGCACTCAAGAAAATAGCGCAATAAATGGCACACAAGACGTTCTCTGTCACCCTTGACCCTACGGAGTTCATCAAAGGCACGAAGAGCTTAGAAGAGAGCTTTGACCGCCTCCAGCAGAAGATCCAAGGGACATCAATGAAGCTACCCAGCTACAGCGCCCCAATCAGCGAGGCGAGAGGCGAGGTAGACCTGCTCAGCAACTCTCTCCAGCGTGCCACGGGGCTCGCTGCGGGTATCTTCGCTGTGAGTGGCATTCAGGACTTTGTGAGCAAGCTGTACAGCGTGAGAGGGGAGTTCCAGCAGTTGGAGATCTCCTTTAAGACGATGCTCGGCAGTGGGGAGCAGGCTAACGAGCTTCTCGCCCAGCTGGCACAGACCGCAGCGTCTACCCCATTTGACTTGCAGGGCATTGCCTCCAGCGCAAAGAATATGCTCGCCTATGGCTTCGCAGCCGATCAGGTGAACGAGACGATTGTACGCCTCGGGAACGTGGCAGCTGGGCTATCTCAGCCCCTCGGGGATATCGTCTATCTCTATGGCTCGCTCCGTGCTTCTGGGCGTGTCACGAACATAGATATCCGTCAGTTCGCCAACCGAGGCATCCCCATCTATGAGGAGCTGGCGAAGGTGCTGGGCAAGAGCGTGAGCGAGATCAATAGCCTTGTATCGGCTGGCAAGGTGGGCTTCCCCGAGATTGAGCAGGCGTTCGCAAACATGACCAACAAGGGCGGGAAGTTCTACAACCTCATGCAGGCGCAGAGCGAGAGCCTCACGGGGCAGATCTCCAACTTGCAGGACAACATTGATATGATGTTCAACGAGCTGGGGAAGGCTTCCGAGGGTGTCCTATCGTCGGGCGTGAAGGCTGTAGCCTACCTTGTGGAGAACTACGAGAAGATCGGCAAGGTCATTGCAGGTCTCATCGTGACCTACGGGGTGTACCGCACGGCCGTGATTACGAATATCGCCCTTACTAAGGGGTGGACGGCCGCTACTCAGGCGGATACCATCGCAAGAGGGCTGAACGCTCTCTCCATTAAGTCCCTCACGGCAGCCACCAACCGCCTAACCGCCGCTATGCTTGCCAACCCCTACGGGGCTATTGCGGTGGCTCTCACGGCAGTAATAGCGGCTATGTGGGCGTTCTCCGACTCCACGAGCGCAGCCGAACGGGCGCAGAAGGACTTCAACGAAGAGAAGAAGCGAGCCGAGGAGCAGGAGCAGAAGCACAAGGAAGCCGTAGAGGCTCTCCTTAACGTGGTGCGTGACGAAGCTTCCGCCACGGCAGACCGACAGAGTGCGCTGGAGCAGTTGCAGAAGTACTACCCTCAGATCTTTGACAAGTACGATACCGAGACGATCAAGCTCCAAGACATCGCCAAGCTCAAGCGTGAGATTGCCGAGTACGACGGCAGGGCGAAGGTGGACAAGGCTAAGGACGAGCTGGGCAAGGCGCAGGAAGAGGTAGAGAAGGCGAAGAAGGCGCTGAAGGACGCAGAAAAGGCAGGGGGCGTGAATACGGGCTTTGCGCACGCATATGGGCTGACCAAGGCGGTAGAGCGTCTTGAATACACGCAGAAGCAACTCGCCCTCAAGCAGAAGGAGTTCGGCAAGCTGAGTGACGGGCAGATATTCAACGCCAAGGGGCTATCCGAACTCACCGACCAACAGCTCTCCGCTATGCTTATCAACGTGCAGAAGGCAAAGAGAGCCGTCAAGCAGGGAAGGGAGATGTACCTAACTGGCTCTATCATCAAGGACGCATACGATGAGAAGGGCTGGGAGAACCTCGCCAAGCAAATCAAGAACGAGCAGGAAGCCCGCAAGAAGCCCATCAAGTCCTACAAGGACGCTGTCACCGACCTCAAGAAGGAAGAAGAGAAGGCGAACAAGGAGCTAAAGGCGTTCAACGCCCTCACGGCTCAACAGCTCAAGCGCAAGAAGGAGGAAGCCGTAAAGAACGGCAACTACAACTGGAACCCCGACGAGGAGCGAAAGCGCCTCAAAGAGGAGTACGACCTCAAGAAGAAAGCCCGTGAGGAGTACGAGAAGGGCGCAGGCGAGACGAGCAAGAAGGGCGGAAGCCGTAAGCACTCCACGGCAGAGTCTGAGGCTCTCACCAAGGCACGACAAGCCGAAGAGCGCAGACAGCAAGAGGAACAGCGCACACGTGAGCTGGCACGCTCCCGCAGAGATGCTGAACTCAACCTTGAAGCTGAGCGCATAGCCCTTATGGAGAATGGCTTTGCCAAGGAGATGGCAGAACTCCAGCTCCAGCACAAGCGCAAGATGGCCGCCTTTGACGACCAAGTTCAGGAGCGCCTTGCCAAGGTGCGTGACGCTGAGAAGCTGGAATGGGAGGCTACCCACGACAGCAAGAAAGAGGTCTACAAGCAACGCAAGCTCACCGAAGCCGACCTAAGCGATACCGACCTCAATCAGATACTTGCAGGGCGAGAGCTGGCTGACCAAGCACTCGCAGAGGCGCAAGAGAAGATCATCAAAGAGCTACGAGATAAGTACCTCTCTTACGAAGAGCGCAAGACGGAAATCAAGAAGCGCTACGAGGCAGAGCGCAAGATCATTGACGATACCTCGCTCCTCCTCGCAGAGCAGAAGTCCTCCGCCCTCGTAGAGCTGGCGAAGAAAGAGTCTGATGAACTCAAGGCGATAGATAACGAGCGCTACGAACAGACCCAGCGCACGAACCAGCTCTTTGTAGAGCTCTTCGCTCAGCAGGGAGAGCGCACGGTGGCACAGATGCGCAGTACCATTGCCACCGCCCGAGAGATGCTGGACTATCTCGCCAGCACACCAGCGGACAAGCTGGAAGGGCGCTTCGGGATGAGTGCAGACGAACTCGCCTCTATACAGAACTCCCCCGAGAAGCTCAAGGCTATCACGGACGCTCTGAGGGGCTTACGTGACGAGCTGGGCAATACCTCTCCGTGGCAGTCGTTCATCTCCTCTATGGAGGACGCTCTGAGCCGTGGTAAGAGCGCACTCAGCGACTACAAGAAAGCCCGCAGGGAAGCCACCTCAGCGACCACCGAAGAGGAACGAGCCAGCGCACAGAAGAAGGCGGATATTGCCTTTAGCCGTGTCGGTCTCTCGGTGACGAAGATTGGCAAGAGCGTGAAGGACGCTACGCCCCTTGTGCAGGATCTGGGGAAGTCCTTCGGGGCTATCTTCGGCAACAGCGCTATGGAGGACGCAGTGGAGGGGCTCACGCAAGCCCTCTCCGACCTCGGGGGCGTAGCTTCGGGCATCGGCTCTATCATCAGCGGGGACGTGCTGGGTGGCATCACCTCTATCGTGGGCGTTGTAGGCAACCTCGTGAGCCGTGCGCAGAAGGTAGAGCGTGAGGTGCTGGAGAAGCGCAGGAAAGCCCTTGAGGCGCTCACACGCACGCAAGAAGAGTACAATACCGCCCTCCTCAAGGCTAACCTCATCTACGAAAAGGGCTCTACCATCTTCGGGGATGACGTGTACAAGCGTGCTACTAACTCTATCGTGGTGGCACGCCAGGCGATGGAGCAGTTCCGCAAGTCCACAGCCTTCTCTGATGAAGAGCTGGCAGGTAATGGCGCGCTGGACTTCCTCGGCATTGGGCCTAAGCCCGAAGACTTCCCCAAGCATATGCGTAGGGCTATGGAGCAGATCCGCAAGCAGATCAAGAACAAGCTCCTCCCCACGCTCAAGGGCGAGTTCGCCAAGTTGCAGAACATCTCCGTCAAGACGGGGAGCCACAAGGAGGGGATATTGTGGGCGAGACATAGTGTAGACGACTACACCACCCTCGGCAAGCTCTACCCCAACCTCATAGACAAGAGCGGTAAGCTCAACGTGGCGCTGGCGGAGAGCATCCTCAAGACGCACGAGTTCAGAGAAGGGGGTAAGGAAGCGCTGGAGAATATGCTCGCCCTCTACAAGCAGAACGAGGAGGCTATCAAGACGATGAACGACTACCTACACGGGCTGTTTGGCTCGCTGGGTAACGCTATCACCGACTCCCTCGTCACGGCTTTCCGCACGGGCGAGGATGCTACCCGAGCCTTCACCTCCAATATCGGGGATATGCTCAACAACTTCGCCAAGCAGATAGCCTACTCTTCGTTCCTTGCGCCTCTTATGGAGAAGGCACAGAAGGAGGTGGCAGACGCTATGCGCCTCACGGGTGGGGATAATCAGATGGAGGCTATGCTTCGTGCTATGTCCTCGCTGGTGGATGGGGTGAAGACGCAGATACCCGCCTTCAACGAGTACCTCAAGAAGACCGAGGAGATGGTGCAGGCTCACGGCTTTGACCTCGCAGGTAAGAGCAGCGACACCCGCAGCGCTACGGCTAAGGGCATAGCCCAAGCCTCGCAGGATAGTATAGACGTGCTGACGGGCTTGTGGCACACGAACGTGCTACTCTCAGAGCGCACAGCAAACGCCACGGAGCGTATCGCCTTACTCATTGAGGGGCAGGGCGTGCGCAGACTTCCCTCAGCGCAGGATATGGGGCTTGACCAATTCGGCACAGCCGTAGGGCGTATGTACGCTGAACTGCAGGCTATCAACCGCAACACGAAGGCGACAGCAGATGCGGTGGAAGCCTCCCGCTTCATCCTCGCTCAGATGGATAGTAACGGCATCAAGATTAAGCGATGAACGCAGTAGTAGTACTTGAGGTAGGTAGCAGAGATACTATCCTCGGTGAGGACGCTATCAAGAACCTCTTCGCCCTCCCCACGATGACGGAACCCCCGTCGGTGGATTGGGCAGAGGAGGATGGCGTAGAGATAGACGAGATCACCGCCACGCAGGTAGAGGAGCAGAAGGTGGCTATCCCGATGTACTCACGTGGTAGGAACGTCTTCCCCGACCTCCTTGACAATAGGACGATACGCCTCTTTGCTGGGGGGATTCAGTTCGGGGACTTTCGCCCCGTGAGCGTAGAGAACGTGCAGAAGTGGGAGGGGGGCTGGTCTGCCGTGCTTGTCTGCTCACGAAGCGAGAAGCCCGCCCCTACCGATAACGTGAGATGGGAGAGCGGGCTGACGATCCTTGCCGATGTGGCGAGTGCGCCTATATGGGTGAGCCCCGAGAACAAGGGCATTGCGAGCGTGGAGGACGAGACAGGGCGGTACTACTTCGCAGGCTCACGGCCATACAAGGCGAAGTACTCCCTTGAAGTACCCGTACTCATCAAAGCCCCCACCCTACCCGGCTTATGGGACGCACGCAATAAGCTCCTATCTCGCCTTACGGCACGTGGGCTGAGGGCGATACCCCGCTTTGACGGAGATACGCTACCCGTGAGCGGGGTGTACAGCACCTCCACAAGCCGAGACGTGAGTGCAGATGATGACGGCTACCGCTGGACGATTGACATAACATTTACCATAACCAAACTATGATCACATTGTACGTAAACGGCAAGGCTACGCCCTTCCCGATAAGCTCGGAGAGCTACCACGAAGCCAAGGTAGGCGCAGTGTCTACGCTTGTGGTAGAGACGACGTCGGACAAGGCTATTGCCTTCCCTCTCGGCACGTATTGCACGTGGCGTGGCGAGAAGTTCTCCCTCTACGCCCCTGCCGAGGTGGTGAAGGTGTCCGAGCGAGAGTACCGCTATACGCTCACGCTCAGCGGGGAGGGGCAACAGCTCGCACTATCTAAGTTCAAGTTCATCGTAGCCAACCCCGAGGACGTGCGTCTGTCGTTCACGCTGACGGGCAAGCCCCGCTTCTTCCTTGAGCAGATACTGCGTAGCCTGCCAGCGGGCTTCTCTATCGGTGCGTGCTTAGAGGCGGAGGCGCAGGCTATCTCCTTCAAGCACGAAGACTGCCTCAGTGCGCTATCCCGAGTAGCCGAAGCGTTCAAGACGGAATGGCACATCACGGGCAAGACGCTCAACCTCGGTAAGGTGGTAGGCAACAAGGCTAATGCCGTCACGCTCTCCTACGGCAAGGGCAAGGGCTTGCTCTCGGGGCTGACCGCCTCCAACGACAGCGAGAAGTCGCCCGTAGGGAAGCTCTTCATCCAGGGGACAGAGCGCAACATTGACCCCACGAAGTACGGAGCTAAGAGCCTGCACCTCCCCAAGGGGCGTGCCATCTACTACGAGGGGCGTGAGTATGTTGTGAGTGCCGACGGACAGAGCCTCAGCGTGAGCGGGCTAAGCACCGACGGACGCAAGGAGGATAGCTTTGACGGCACGAACATCTACCCCCAGCGTGTAGGCGTGGTTAGCTCGGTGGTGGTCACGCCTAACGGCAACTACGACATCGTGGACAAGGACAACCCCGTGGACTACTCGCAGTACCGCATCGCAGGGGAGAAGGCTACTATCACCTTCCAAACGGGGCGACTTGCGGGGCGCACCTTTGACATCGCCCAAGATAAGGACGTGTTGAAGTACGACCACGCCACAAAGCGTTTCCAGCTGGTGAGCGTAGAGGAGGACGGGATGAAGCTCCCCGAGCCGAAGGTGTTCTACCCTGCCGTAGGGGATAAGTACGCAGTGTTCGGGGTGCGCCTGCCCGACGAGTACATCACGAAGGCAGAGACGGAGCTTCTCAATGCTTCGGTGCGCTACTTCCACGAAGCCCTGCAACCCAAGGTGACGTATAAGGCGGAGCTGGACGGGCTCTACGCACAGAAGAATTGGGGCGCACTCGCTCCTAAGCTCGCTATCGGTGCGTACGTCCGTCTTGTAGATACGAGCCTTGACATTGACGACCACGTGCGCATCACGGCTATCCGCACGAAGCTCTCTCAGCAGTACAAGCCACAGATAACGCTCTCTAACGAGGTGCAAGCCCCCAGCCTTGCCGTCTCTCTCGGCACGCTTGAGGCAGAGGGGGTACAGCAGAAAGAGGAGGTGCAGGCGGTGCGCAGGGAGGTAGCACGCTCCTACCAGCAGGCTATGAGCCTCGCTGACGGCATTGCCGACGAGGTGCGGGCGGGCTTTGGCGACAGCATTAGCCCCGTCACCGCCCGCACGATGCAGTTAATGGTGGGGGATAAGTCGTTGCAGTTCGTCTTCGTGGCTTCCCCCACGGCTACGGGTGCAGTAACGCACAACGTCACGTGGGACGAGAGCAGGGGTATCCTGCACGCAGATAGAGGCTACCTACGCCATATGACACTCGGCATCAATACGCTCAGCGCAGAGCATAAGCCCAGCGAGTACAAGACGTGGACGCTCCCAGCCTACGACTACGCTGTGAGGGCTGACCAAAAGACCATCCACCTCTACGCCAAGGTAGAGCGCAATGGTGCAAACGGGGTGTTCTTCGCTTCGGACACGGCTAAGACTATGGAAGCAGAGGCGGGGTACTACTACCTCTACCTCGGTATGCTCAGCCAAGCCCCTAACAGAGCGTTCACGCCCCTCTACGGCTTCACGGAGGTACTGCCCAGCCAGATACGCACGGAGCGCATCACGTCGGCTGACGGAAGCACGACCATCAACTTAAATACAGGAGAAATCGTGAGTGACAAAATCAAGTTCCGCCACCCCGACGGTGGGGAGAAGTCCTACCCCTCGGACTACCTTCATGATGCTATCCACGAGGGTACGACAGAGATACGTGGAGGCGTAGTGCTGAGTACGTTCATCGGAGCTAAGGACACATCGGGCAAGATACGCTCCTACATCAGCGGTATCAGCGGTACGCCTGCCCTCGCAGCGGGCGTGAAGGGCTTAGAAGATGGCAACGAGACCTATCAGACGGCTATCCACCACGATGGGAGCGCAGACTTCGGGTACTTCCACATCCGCCACCCGCAGGGGCAAGGCGCAGCGGGGTCACATCTCTACCTTGAGAACTACCGCTACAAGGATAGCCCCGACATTGAAAATCCCTACGCAGTGAAGATTGGCGACACGCACCCAGACATCAAGACGATCAGCCGAGGGAAGCTGACGGAGGACGTGGTCGTTAATCTCCCCGAGGTTAAGCTGACGGATCTTTACGGGAGCACCGTTCTCTTCCACCAAGCGCCAAGCGCCAAAGAGGTCGAGATTGTCATCCAGCCACAAGACCTCGGGAGATACGTCACGGCCTCGTCAAAGGTCGACGTTAGGCTCACGTTCATCGGTCGTGTGCATTATGGCAATGCAGAGAGGGGCTTTCTTGCGGTGAGTGCATCGGCTTATCCAAGCTATCCTGCCTACTCCCCCGAGGTGCGTCTATCCCCCGCTGGTGGCTCATACTCATTCTCTGGCAACGTCAACCCCGACGGCTCGCTATCGTTCTACCTCATCTTCCGTGGGGACTATGTGAATAGAAATAGCCAACTCAACGTGCGTGCAGACATCCGTGTGACCTCGGACAGCCGACGAGATAGAGGCACGTACCTCACGCAGTCGGGCTTCCTTGTGTTCCACAACGCAGAGTACTACATCAACGCAGACCGCTCACGCCTACCCTATGTGGATGCAGTTAGTGGTGCGGTGCGCAACGCAGGTAACGTGATGCTGGAGGTTGCAGGTGGCTTGCGTGTGAAGGGCGCTATGGACACCTCGGGGCTACTCCTCGGGGGGCGTGTGAGCGCAGGCAATGTGAGCTTTGAGCATAAGTGGGGGGCCCGTGCAGACCGCATGAGCATCAGCCGAACTGGCACAGGCACATACACCGTTAGGCACGACCTCGGGCATACGCGCTACTCGGTGCTGTGTATGGACGCGGGAAATGGGAGGCACAACGCTAAGGCGGGAAAAATCACTGCTAACTCGTTCGAGATCTACACAAAATACGACAATACGCTGTATAGCGATATTGACTTTACGTTCCTCGTGTTCGGAGACAACTACTAACCAACCAACTATAACCAACCAAGACCAAAGACTATGCAATTAAACGTTCAGTGGGCCTACAAAGCCCTATTCAGTTGTGCGGGAGGCTTAGTCGGCTGGGCTGTGGCGGAGTTCCGCCCAACCTTCCCGATGCTCGCAGTAATGGTGATATTCGTCTTCTACGATGTTATTACCGCCTTCCGCCTCAGTAAGCGTGTGTACAAGAAGTACCCTGAAGCGGTCAACAATAAGCCCAAGTTCAAAAGCTCAGCCTTCGGCAAGGCGGTAACCAAGACCATCCCCAAGCGAGCCATCCTTATCCTGCTGGGCTACCTCCTTGAGCATTATGTGCTGGGTCACTCTATCCCCCTCACTATGATATTCACAACGGCCGTATGCGGGGAGCAGTTACTCTCTATCTTGGAGAATATGGGTTCGTGTCGTGAGGACAGCGAGGGGCGCTTTTGGCAGACCCTACGACGCCTTGTGATAGAGAAGACGGAGCGACATATAGACGTCAGCCTTGACGAGTTCAAGGCGCTGAAGGAGGAAAAGAAGAAGGAGGCAGAGCTATGAGCAAGTACTTTTCCCTTTCCGAGATGACGCACAGCGGTACGGCTATCCGTCTCGGCATCCCCAACGACCCCACGGACGAGCAAATCCAAGACCTCAACCGCCTAATGGAGTACTTAGACGGCATCCGTGAGGAGTTCGGTCTGCCTATCATCGTCACCTCGGGCTTCCGCTCTCCACGGCTCAACAGAGCGGTGGGCGGTGCGATAACGAGCCAGCACGTCAAGGGGCAAGCGGCTGACATCCGACCTATCCAAATCACGGACATCGGGAGGCTGTTCCGCCTCATCCGTGCGCACGGTGGCTTTGACCAGCTCATTGACGAGCATCCAACGGGTCGTACCCCATGGATACATGTGTCAATAGCCCCGACCACACGAGCCCCACGAGGCGAGGTGCTGGAGTACGACGGCAAGAGCTACAAGCGACTGAACTAACACAGCAGGGCGGGCGGTAATGGGGTGACCGCCTGCGCCTGCAACCAACCACCCCGACCAAAACAAAACTATATGCGACCATTTGGAAGTAAGAGCGAGCAAGGCAAGGCGCTCCAGCTGGTGCAGCGTGGCACGGACAAGCGTATCCCCGTGGAGCTGGTCAAACAGCCCTCGGGCGAAGTCCTCGACCCTGCCGAGCTGGAGGAGCTGAGTGTAAAGGTGGCGAGCGAGAGCGGGGGGGCAGGGTGCGTTCCCGTACCGCACACTATTGAGGATAAGAAGCTGGTGGTGGAGGTCACGGCAGAGGTGACCCGACAGCTGGGGCTGGGTGTCTACACCCTCACAGCTACGGGGCGCATCCCCGACCCCGCCTATGCTGACGGCTACCACGACTACGAGATAGTAGTAGACCTCTGCAAGGTCACTAAGTACGGGAGTAACGAGACGCCCGTCAAGGTGCAGGCTAACGTGCTGGAGGGCTTGCGTGGGCTTAGTGCCTACGAGATAGCTGTAAAGCACGGCTACACGGGGACGGAGGATGAGTGGATAAAGAGCCTTACCCCCAAGGGCGGAGCAGGCGGTGGCGGTAACGGCAAGTCCGCCTACGAGCTGGCGGTGGCTGAGGGATACCAAGGCACGCTCCAAGAGTGGCTAAAGAGCCTTGTCGGCAAGGACGGAGCGGATGCCTACGAAGTAGCCAAGAAAGCGGGCTACACGGGTAGCCGTGAGGAATGGTTAAAGACACTCATCGGGGCGACGGGGCTGTCCGCCTACGAACTCGCCAAGGCTGGGGGCTACGAGGGTAGCCTCACGGAGTGGCTCGCCTCGCTCAAGGGAGCGGACGGAGAAAGCGCCTACAAGGTGGCGGTGCGTAATGGCTACGTAGGAGACGAGCAGGCGTGGCTTGCGTCCCTGCGAGGCTCGGACGGCAAGGATGCCTACGAGGTAGCCAAGGCTGGCGGGTATCAAGGCTCACGTGAGGCGTGGCTGGAGAGCCTCAAGGGCGATGCAGGTAAGAGTGCGTACCAATCCTACCTTGAGACAACCACCGACAACCCCAAGCTCTCCGAGGAGGAGTGGGCGAAGGCAAGAAGCAACAACGGAAATGCAGAAGAAGGAATGAATAAGACAGAGATAGAGCTACTCTACAAGCTCAACAACGGCACGGATGAGAGCGCACACGAGACCACGACCGCAGGGGCGCAACTGCTGGAGGCTGACGGACACCGCAGGGACATAATCACGGCAATGCGCTCCAAGGGCGTATCGGTAGACGACACCGACGGGCTTACCGACCTTGCGGGCAAGATCCAAGCGATTAAGGTGTACGTCCTTCCAGTGTACAGCGCACGCCAGTTCATCGGCTACAAGGGAGTGAACCTCCCCACGCTGGAGGTGTATCAAGAGTTCAACCCAGCCGACTTCGCAAACATGTTTGCGAGCTCAGCATCTCTCAAGGCTCTCCCCGAGATCCGCAATGCTGGTCAGATCTCAAGTATCAACCAAATGTGCAACGGGTGCGTGTCAATGATCTCAGCGACGCTCCCCGACCTGCCTGCCGTCGCTATCGCAACAGGCGCTTTCTACGGGTGCACCTCTCTGGAGACGCTCACGATAGGCGCAATGCCACGATGCACGACGCTGGCATCACTCACCACGACCTGCGTATCTCTCAAGACGATGACCATAGGAGAGTGCCCCAACGTGACCGAGATCGCACAGATCGCCTACCAATGCTCGGCACTCACGGAGGTCACCATCGGCACGGGCGACGCACTGACCAAGGTAGATAACGCCTTCAACGGATGCTCCCGCCTGCGTCGCATCAACGGCACGCTGGACTTCTCCAAGCTCGCCAGCACGGGTAACATCTTCTTCGGGTGCGAGGCTTTGGAGGAGGTGCGCATCAAGGGTCTCAAGGCCGACCTCAGCCTCCAGCAAAGCACCAACCTCTCCACCGAGAGCGTGAAATTCCTTGTCGAGAACCTCCAGCAGGTAACGGGCAAGAGTATCACGCTCCCTCGCTCTTGGCAGACGGCGCACACGGCAGAGGCGAGAGAGTACAGCCAAAAGGCATCTGCCAAGGGCTTCACACTTAACTTTAGATAGCTATGGATATGATCGAACTAATCGCTCCAGAGGGCTTCGCCTATGTAAACCGAAGCCACCGACTAATCGGCTACTACCTCTATTGCCCCGACCAGCAGGCGGCCGACCTTTGGGCGCTCACGCCCGAAGAGGAGGCGCTCGCCTTAGAGGCGCAGTGGATAGCCGAGGAAGAGGAAGCCCTCCGCCAGCAAGTGGAGGGGGATAACTAATGGATAGGGGCGGGGTGCTTAGCCTCGCCCCTCCTCAAAACAGAGAGATATGAAAACAAATAGACTAAGCTGGTGGGAGACGATCATCGTGATCGTTGCCGTGGCACTGCTGGGCTACTTCCTCACCTCATGCTCCCCGAAGGTGCGGGTTGTCCCCGTAGAGCGCACCCGCACAGAGTGGCGTGACCGCCTGCGGTTAGACAGCGTGTACGTACACGATAGCATCTACCTCACCGAGAAGCAAGCGGGCGACACCATCTACAAGGTCAAAGAGGTGTACCGCTGGCGTGACCGCTGGCGGGTGGATACCATCAATACGGGGCGCATCGACAGCATCCGCATCACAGAGGTGGTCGAAGTCCCCGCCAAGCTCACTGCGTGGCAGACTATGCGCCTCAAAGCCTTTGCCCCCCTGCTCGCTATTGCGCTCGCCCTCGGTGCGTGGGTGTCGAGGAGGCTGTGGCTACCACTACTGCGCTGGCTGTAATTGTCCAAGGTCTGTCCAAACGATAGCCACAAATGTAACTATTGGCGGGCTGTGGACTGCACTATGTGGCTGTATCTTCGTGCGTTGCAAATGTCCAAAGTTGAGACGCTCATATAGCCACAAAGAGCCGTTCGGGGCTTTGCGCCCGTTCCCTGCTCTATGCCTGCGCCGAGGATGGCGCAGGATAAAAAGAAAAGCCCCCGCACCTCAAGGTGTAGGGGCTTCGCTTTGTTGCTTAGCGTCCGTAGACTTCTGTTCGCATGCCGAATTGCTTGTCGGTGATTAGAATTGTCTCTACTCGCTCGCCTGCTCTCAGGCACTCTTGTACTTCTGCTTGCATCTCTTGCGCCTTTTCAAGGCTGGGGCAGTGCCTCTTGAGTGTCTTGGCTCGAAGTTCGTTTGAGAAGCCTTTGCGTTCAAGTCTCTTGCGTGAGGCGGATGATAGCTTTTCTGCAATTACGATGACCCACCAGATGTGCAGGTCGCTGATTTTCTTGTCCATTGTCTTTGTCTTGTTTACGTTACGTGTCTCGTGGCTCTCACCCTTTGACACTACAAAGATAAGGTAAAGTTTTCACGCCACCAAATTTTAAGTGAAAATAATCTCACCCACCTATAACAACGGATTGCGCCTTGTTTCGTGTTGTGCTTTTTCACTACCTTTGCAGTACACACGAAATAGATACAGATATGGCAAGTGTAAAGAACGAGAACATGCAGGCTACCTTGGACACGCTGCGCACCTACGCTGGTGTATCCACGGATTCGGGGCTTGCGACTATCCTTGGTATCTCCCGAGAGCGACTACGTCAGTGGCGACTTCGTGAGGTGTACGATATTGACGTGATTAGAGGGGTGTTCCCCGAGCTATCCGAAGAGTGGCTAACGACGGGCGAGGGCTTGCCCTTCACCCCCGAGGGTGTGGATATGCTTATCCCGCACCTTGATGAGCTGAGGGCACTCCTCTTGGCTAAGGACGCTATCATACAGCAACAGCAGGAGCATATCGCTAAGCTCACCCTCGCACTCACTCGGAGGGGGTAGTATTTGGTGGCATCAAAAGATTAGCTACCTTTGTAGGGCTATTGAGGCGGTTGTCTCCGCCCGTGGCTTACGTTACGTAGCCTAAGTAGGCATATTTGCGCTTGGGTGACACTTAGAGCGGGGAGATTTCGGTCTCCTCACTCTTTTTTTATCCCCCTAATACCATCTTCACCACCTCAGCATTGAGCTTATCCACCCGTGCATAGTCCTTGCGGATGTACCTATCTGTGACCTTGTGGGCGGAGATATGGTTGAGAGCAAACGCCACGTCCTCCTCGCTTGCGCCTACCTCGTTGCGTGCTATGGTCGCCCAGCTATGTCGGAGGGCGTAGGAGGTCATCGGAGGCAAGCCCGCTTCCTTGCAGAGTTTAGCTATCCCCCGAGATATGTAGCTCGTGCAAGAGTGCCTATCGTAGTATCGTGCGGAGAGGTTGAGGAGGTAGCCATCACGTGCGCCCTCTGTTAGCCTTGCGAGGGCGTTCATAGCCTGCGGGGGTATGCTAACCTCCATATACGCCTTATCGCTTCTCTTGCCCTTTGTCTTGGCTCTGTGGTAGCAGAGCTTGTCCCACTGGAGGTTGTCGGGAGTGAGTTCGTAGAGGTCTGCCACGTTCATCCCAGCGAGGCAGAAGCTCACACGTGCCACGTCTTGGGCGTACTGAGCCTGCCCGCTCTTCGGGGAGAAGGCGAAGAACGCACGGAGTTGCTCTACGCTCACGCTGCGCTTCTCAGGCGTGTCTCCGCTCGGTATCTTGAGGAGATCAAACGGGCGGTTCGCCACACGCACCACCCCTCGGTCGTAGTCGTTATACTCGTCCATTCCAGCATTGAAGATGGCTTTGAGTAGTGTTGGGTACATGCTCTTCGCTCGCTTCGTATGAGCGAGGCTGTCCACCCATTGACGTAGGAGCTTTGACGTGACTTCTGAGAAGGCTATATCGGGCTTCCCAGCGAACGAGAGAAAGCTATTGAGGGCGTAGCGGTAGTTGTCCGCACGCTTCACCCCACGCTCTGATAGCTTGCGTATATAAGCCTCTGCAAAGCTCGCAAAGGGAATATGCTCTTCCCCGCTCCCCGTGACCATATCCACAATCTCCTTAACCGTGAGGTTGTCGGTTTGCTTCCCCTGCAACTTGTCGTAGTAAGCACAGATGAGCGCAGATGTACGCAAAAGGACGTGCGAGCCTATTACGTCTCCATTTTCGTTCACCCCGCTATCCTGCACGACTAAGTCGGTGCGTATGTAGGCGGGCTTCCCGTGGTGGGTACATAAGATATATACGGGGTGAAAGCCGTTAGCTCTGCGGTTCCTTATCTTGGCTTTGAATGTCGGCATACCTGTAAGTTATTTGTAAGTAAAAACGGCATATTGGGGGTGTTTTTATATGCTTTTGCCTCTCCCGAGGGTAAAAATAGCGGGTCAGTCGCCTCTCTTGGTTGGCTTCTAATCCGCTATTTTTCAATTACTTAGCTATCGTGGTCCCACTTGGGCTTGAACCAAGGACTCCCTGATTATGAGTCAGGTGCTCTAACCGACTGAGCTATAGGACCAGTGAGAGAAAACTCTCATCTTACTCGGCTGAGTACTATGTACTTTTGCCCCGCAAAGGTAGAGATAATCGCCCTATTCGCCAAATCAAACCGTCTAAGAGGTGCGTATCTACAGCGCACTTTTACCACCCACGATAGCGAAGAGAAAGGGCGAAGAGTGTCTTCGTCGGGCGCACATCACGCTGCTGATGCTCATGCTGCACACGCCCCTCAATCTGCCAATGCGAACTCAGACGATAGCGCACCCGCCCTCCGAGCACAGCTCCCTTACCATATAATAGAGTCGCACCATACTCACCTCGTAGCATCGGCGTCAGCGTATAGAGCCGGCTATCCCAGCTGGAAGCATCGAAGGCATCTGCTAAAAGATCCAGCTGTAGCCGTTCGGAAGGAGCCCATCGTAAGCGTCCCTGCACAGCCCAGCCCGAAGATGCGGCTCCACGGGCATAGAGGAGGGCTAGGCGAGGTTGCCAAGCGCCAAGATCATACGCCCCCTCGAGCTTGAAGCGATGGCTATCCTTTCGCCCCCGATAGTGTAGCCTTAGACTTGCCTCACGCTCGATCTGGAGACTGGTCATCAGGCCATAGCTCACAGCCGAACGTGCTGCATTATCTCCCAACCTCTGCGAGTAGGCTCGGTAGGCATCGAGATAAAGGAGGGTCGATCCTAAGCTACTGAAGGGAGTAAGCTGTAGTTGTAGACGACCTCCATCCTCACTATGTGGACGGAGTGCATGCGTGCCCGCCCGCCCATAATAGGTCCAGTAATGCGCCCCGATATGCCAGAGGGAGAGGCGAAAGTCCGCCCAGCCTCCTTGGAGATAGGAGAGGTGCTGGATGAAAGCCCACGCTGAGCGAGAGGTATAGGCCGCCTCACCACTAAGGCGCAGGTGCCCTCGGAGTGCCTGATAGCGGTAGGAGAAGCTCCAGGCGGTATAGCTCTGCAAGCCTTCCAGCGTCGCATCACCTTGAGTCCCTGGCGGGTGTCTTAGTCGATCCCCTTGCCAATCTTGATACATCCCCTGCAGTGATAGTTCAAGATCGGGCACACGATATTCGATCCAGCCTCCATAGAGCCGAGTCAAGGCTTGCCGGCGTGCCTCCCAAGCAGGCTCTGTCGTATGCAGGCCCGTCTCCGAGAGCGCTGTGAGCAAGCCCTCGTCAGAGCGGTGTGCGTCTATACGGCGATGAGAGCCGAAGAGCCCCAAGCGGTAGCTCCCCAAGCTAAGCATACCAGCTGCCCCACGGGAGAAGTCGCTCTCAGTCATACTCCGCACAGGACGCACTCCCGTACCCTGGCGTGGGGTCAGTGAGAGGAAGTTCAGCGGGAAAGCTCCTTGCGAGAGGATCAACCCGCTGCCACGTGCCACGCGGTAGTCACCCAAGACAAGGGTCAGCGCGCGATGCTCCAGTTGGGCATGCAGGCTATAGGCATCGAGTCCTCGGTGCGCCCCCCGTCGCCAAGGCTCGCCATAGTCCTTCTCCCCCGCGATGAAGAGACTCAGGCTATGGGGCGTAGCATAGCTATAGCTTAGCCGTAATGCATCCTCCGAGCCGAGAAGTGGCTTCTTCGAAGCAAAGTCGGTGCTACTACGCTTACCATAAAAGATACGAGCCTCGTGGGTGGCTTCTAACGTATTTCCCAGCAAGGGGCGCTCCTCGGCTATGGGGCGACAGACCATAACGGGGCGTAGCAGGGCGATGAGCGAGAGACTCCAGCCTGGCACCAACTTCAGCTCTGAGAGTTCATGAAAAGCCTGATGATCGGTACGATAGCGGACGAACTGATAGATCTGATAGTCCGAGAGCATCGGGAGTCGACGTAGCTCCTCCTCTCGGACGGAATTAATGTCCAGCGGGGCTCGCCGTAGCTCGTCATAGAGAGCTGCCGCTTCGTGCGCCTCTTCTTCGGTAAGCAAGCCCACCTGCAGCTGACTCTCGATAAAAGCTTCCCAGCCCCCATCCGAGCGGAGGCTATCCGTAGGCGTCTGAGCTTGGAGTGAGCTGAGTAGTGCACTTAACCCCAAGAGGAGCAGGGCTACACTACTCCTTATAAAGGGGGTGATGACATAAGGAATCATTGCGCTCATGGTGGTGATATTAGGGTGCTTGTGTGGGGCACTCTTCTTGTAAAGGTACTGAAAGTGTAGCACAGTCTCTTGAGGCAAGATAATCCTTCCGATAGAGGAGGGGAAGGCAACCAGTACTGGTCACTGAGCTGACCAGTACTGGTCGATATATGTTACCAGTACTGGTCGGAGAACGGAGCAGTACTGGTCAACTCAGCGACCAGTACTGGTTCAAAAACGGCCCCAACGCACAGGTACTTTTCATCACAGTTAACCAGCTGTATAATAACGGAGTAATCGAACACTTGCAGTAGCTATATGAAGCACCTAATTTTCGGTACATCGGGGACGAGAGGCTAAGGTGAGCTTCCTCGTCTCAATAGGATAGAAAAGAGCTTCTGCGGGATGAGAAAGTAAATACACGGTGCCAAGAAAACTGTGACCAATCCCTCGCTTCTTCCCTGATATCTCGAAGGGATACAAAGCATTTTTCCCAGAGAGTGAGGAGGGAAGTGAGAGGGGGCACAAGGATACAGCACGAGTCATTTGCCCTCAGACCAATAGTAGTTTCATACACGAGCCAATAGTTGTTTGCATACAGGCCAGTAGTCGTTTACGAATAGACTTCCATAACATCATCTGAGAACCGCTATACAGTAGAGTGGCATACAGCAAGAGTAGCTTCAAGAAGGTACGGGTAATGAAGAGATGGGCTTGCTCAATGGTCCCACATATAGGTATATGGGTGCGTGGATAGAGCTATATAGGATGGCGAAGGAAGCTATATAGCTTTGGACTGATTCCTATATAGCTTTGTGAAGTGACCTCTATTAGGTTGTTGCTCCACCTAGGGATAAAAGTTGTGGACGAGTGGCAGATAAGTTTGGGCTACGTACGTGGCTC